TTTTATGCAAAAAAAATCCGCATCTTGGGGTTAGACACGGATATAAAAAGTTTCTTCAGTTCGCTAACTATAGCAAATTTCTAGTTAATTGCAACATCCAATTCAAAGACTTTTATTTTAATTAATCCACCTTTGATGACTGGACCGCGTTCAATATGCAAAATATCAAATTGCTCATCATCATAACACAATCCATTCTTAACAAGACTATCGATAACCGACTTAAGAGAATTATCGCAATCTCTTTTACGCTTATCTGGATAGCAAAAAAAAACATCCAATCTAAGCCGCTTATCACTCATCAAAGGCTTTACCCAATGTGCCAAATCCTTTGTAAATTTAATCCCTTTTGGCGTGATAAATCTTCTATTTCCATTTGCCCGCCAGTAGGTATTTACTGACGGAGCAACTAGTGGAACCTCAACATCAAGGATCAATTTCAATCTTTAATCCTCGTATAATACGGGCCATTTTTTGAATACTTTTCCTTAAATTCCTCAATAGTCATATACCCAATATAATAACTAAATCCAAATTCAAACTCATTGATCCAGTCTTGATTAAATTTTAAAACATCATCAAAAGTTAATCGGTCCTCATTTGCTTCAATTATAAAAAATTGTTTAATTGGTCGATTAGGTTCAAATACCTCAACCCCACGAACTGCATGTAAATGCAATTTATTCATTTTCACCACCAATTAAATTTTCAATTAACTTCGCATACCCACCAATGTCATGCCAGCTATCAAGATGATTGTGATCGCCGTTAACAAGACGAGCCATTTTTGAAGCAATCATATACATAGCCATCTTGTGGGGTTTTGGCATGTTGTCGTAATTGCCTATTTTTAATGATTTAATAATTTCCTCTGTAACCGTAGCTACATCTTCAAAACACCCATAGGTTTTTTGACGCTCTGCAAGAGTACCTTCTACACTAAGATTGCCTTTTATTGAAGTACCCCCACTTATATAAATATTTTTCATTGTATAGTCTTTTCGCTCCCAAATTAATGGGTGTTCATCATGATTTGATTCCCGACTAAACCACGAACCATTTGTACATGGATTCATAAATGATCCAACACTATTAATAAAATTAATTGTGCCATTCCCATTTATTCTTGCTTCCACAGCCCCTTCTGGAATTTCAATTTTTTCAACATGCTTTGGGCAACAATCCATATCATCACGATAATAATGGTATTTCCCATCTTCAGTTTTTAATAGCCATTCTTTCATACTTTCTCTTTCCCATAAGCGAACTTTCTCTTTAAGATTTTCAGTGTTACTGGTTGAACACCAAATCCCTAAATCCCAAACTTTTTTAAAATTATCTTTGTAAAATGCTGATAACCCAGAATTTAAACGAAGCAATACATCTGCACCATTTGGAATCTCAATCATCCAGTGAGGCGCATCACCAACAGGAATTTTGTGAAATTTGTAATTGTCATTTGTATCTAAAAATTCTTTCATCTCTTATCCTCACATGAAACATAATTGCGTTCGTCATTGTCTTTCTCAGCTTCTAGCTCAATGTGAATTCTCTTCCATTGCTCTATTAGCATTTCTTTAGTTTCGCCATCAATCAAAGGCTCAGACCCATTAATCTTGTCGCGTAACTTTTTTAAATTCATCCTTCAACTCCTAATCCAAATTCAGGATTCATTAACTTAATTGATTTAAATTCCATTTCATGTCTAAAGCTTTTGAATGTAGAAAAGCATGTTAAGCAACAATGATTAGTCTTAACCACAAACTCACCGTTACCCACTTCTTTCAAATAAGCTTCAAGCTCATGATTAAAGCCGAGCCATTTCTTTTTAAAACCACCATCATTGACATAAATGTCAGATTCAACATCACCCAAGAACTGCCACAAATGCATAACGGTATCGGTAGCTAGTTGAAACTCACAGTCAACCGTTTCGCCTGTTTTCTCATTAACCGCATGAATACGACTAACGATATGAAAACTTTGCTCTTCTGGGATAGTCTGCGTCTTTAAAGCTAAAGCTAAATCACCTTTATGCGCCTTCATCCAGACTTTAAGTGGCGTATGAGTAGACTCTTGCGGATCCACACCATTAAGCAAGTGATGAAGCTCGATAATATTTTTAGCCTCATTAACCTCCCAAGTCATTTGAAACTTGTGAATCTTCTGCTTCACAACTTGCTTCCCGTTGTATTTTTTCTTACGCTTTTTCATACAGCACCTTTGATTTTTCTTAGCTGCTCTACGACTTGCTTGATCTCGTCCTCAGTTTTCCAAATACCAATAAATTCATTTCCTTTATCGCCATGAACTTCATAGGAATAACGACGATACCCATCTGTTTTTCCATCATCTAAGATGTAAACGTGACAATCTTCTTTCGGCTCAAAAGGCTTCGGCAGCTCAAGTTCAAGCTTGATGGTTTGGGGTTTGAGGCGAAAAAGTTTTTTATTTAAGACTACTTTCAAAAAAACATCAACCTTACCACCCATTGAGAGAAAGTACGTTTCAATTCCACTTGAAAACTTACCCTCAATTTCCTCTGGTTTTACACCATCCGCCAAAGCTCGCAACGCCTCCGCACCGCTAATCAAGGCTGGGTCTTGGGGTTTGGTGATTGGCTCTAGGTCATTTGGGCAGTTAGACAAAACCCACTCGCCATTAAACATGTAGTATTCATTCTCACCTTGTTTTAGGTATGGGGTATTTGTTCTGAAGTTCTTGTGTGTCGCATCCTTCACATCATTACGCTTCAACACAACAAGGTCTCGAAGTTGAGGCATGGTGAGTTCTTTACTATCATCTGTTCCAAATTGAGAACGTGTATTCCAATTTAAGTCGCCATCACTGCATGCGATCAAAAATAAAAACTTAGATTGAACTCTTTTCCCAGTTGACGGCCAAGCATAACCAAGCTCAAAAAACAACTCCTGAGCATCTTTACTCTCAGCCTCATTATTTACACGAATTTTATAACTTTCCATCACACACCCCACACCATATTGTGAATTAACTTACTTAACCCCATTACTGCAAAAATCACGATCAAATAAAACAAAACCATGACTTTTGCAAATTCTATAAACTCTTTACTCATTTGTTGTTAATCTGGTTATTTACGATTACTGTCTGGTTGCCGCCTTTATTTGACAATGACCAGAACAAGCTCCAGAACCAGAAAATTACAGACCAACCCAAAAACAAATTCATTGCAAAGATTGCCCATTTACTTGCATGCCCACGCATAAAGCCAATAATGCTAGGCGCGAAATACATAATTACTGTAACAACTAAAACCAATTCCATAATAAAACTCTCTGTTAATTTATATTCTCAATAGTAAATACTATCCGCAATAATTGCAACTGTTTTTTGAATTATTTGCATGTGATTATGGGTTTGATCTCAGAAGGTCTAAAAAATCCAATAACTTCATATGGCGGTTTATCATAAGAACAAACATAAACATTACCTCCAAACCCAACGCGCTTGATTCTTAACTTCCTGCCAAGATAGGTCCAATAAACCCGATCACCGATTTTGTATTTCATCTTTTAATCTCCAAAAACATAAAATTTAGCCATTTGCGAAACATCACGATTAAAGTGATCTTTTACCCACTCTTCATCCATATCATTCCACCAGTAAAGATTTTCACCATCATATTTGTATGGCCGATCATATAATTTATGAGTAGCATCTTTTGGAGAATTGCCAATATATTCAAATTCAATTAAGTTCATACTCTACCCCCCCTTCTCTATCTCTTCATCCGTTGCGTGACGCAAACACTTAGTACCTGCACGCAAACTATCAATCTTATGAATAACACTGTCTTTGCTATATTCCTCCTTAAATACAACAAGGTCGCCTATTTCATAGATCTCATTTTGTCGGCGGTATTCTAAAAGCGCACGTTTAAGATAAATCTTTTCTCCGTATAGAATATCGCTTTCAGATTTGGCCTTAACGACATCATAACCACCCAATTTATCAATTAAATTCAATTTCTTTCTCCTTGGCTAATTCATCTTGTGTTTGCTTGTCACCCAGCGGCATTAAATTTTTAGCAGATACCGCCATAGTCTTTGTTTTTCCAACAAATCCATCAGGATAAACCCCAATCAAATCATCCGACTTAACACACCAATAATCTGAATTTTTAGCCAATGGGTGAGGGTTCACACCAATATAACTATCCAACTCAACTACCTTTCCAAGATTATCATCTCTACCAGTCTCGGTGCCAATGATTAAGGCTAATCCACCAGCTTGCAATCTACTCATTTAAAAATCCTCTTAATATCAATTAAATACTGTCATGCATTTGATGATAGTAGTCCATATCTAAATCACAGAAACGGCTATATTGAAGCTCAGAAGCTAATCGAACCGTGCCAACTTCACCATCACGGACTTTAGCTGCAATAATTTCAGCAATCCCAATATCTTTACTTTGTTTGTTGTAAACCTCATCACGATAAATAAATAAAATCGTATTGGCATCTTGTTCGATTTGGCCAGATTCACGCAAATCACTCATCATTGGGCGCTTATCTGCTCTATCCTCAACCTTTCGGCTTAACTGCGATAAACAGAAAACAGGGCAATCAAACTCTTTAGCTAAAGCCGACAATCCTTTGGATATAGAACCTACTGCCAAATAGTTTTGATCGGTTTTTAACGGTGGTGTTAGTAATGTCAAATAATCAATAAACACTGCACCCACATAACCATATTTTGCTCTTAACTGTCGGCAATTTTTCCGTATATGAGAGATTGTCGGAGCAGCCTTGTCATCAATAAATAATTTAGATTCATCTAACTGCTTGATTGCATCATAAAAATCTTTCCACTTTTCATCTGGAACTGTAGCATTCCTAATATCTGTTGTTTTAATTTCAGCAATACTTGAAATGATTCTTCGCATAATAGCCTCTTTGGGCATTTCTGCTGATTGAAATAAAACTGGATGTTGTTGAGAAAAAGATATATCAAGCATCATATCTTGAGCCAATGCGGTTTTACCCATAGATGGACGAGCAGCGATAATCACAAGCTCACCACGCCCAATAGAACCAATCTTGTTGTCGAGATCACGAAATCCCGTTTTTACACCAGCAATTTTTTCAATGCCATTCTTCCGATCTTCAATACGCTTATTAATGTCTCCAAAAAGCTCAATCGCTAAATCATAAGCTCGACAAGAAGAGTCTTTATCGCCAGACATATTTTCAACACTTGATAAAACGCTCTCAGATTTCGATATAGCCTCATCAATATCATATTGGGTGGTATCTATCGAGATCTTCTTAATTTGCTCTCCTGCGTTAAATAGTGCGCGTCTAGAAGCATATTCATTTAACTGGTCAGCATGTTGATCAAGAAAGTGAGCGAGACCAATAGTAGCGTTAAGCTCTATCAGATATTCCTCAGTAACCATTTTTGAATCATTTGAATCAAGCTTAATTGAGTCATAAAGCATAACAACGTCATGACCTGCACCTTCATCGAATAGCTTTTTAAAGTGTTTAAATATGACTTTATGTTGTGCTGCATAAAAACTATCAACTGACAGTTTAGCTACAACATCATCAATACCACCATTTAATGACATCAAAGCAGATAAAACTGACTGTTCAATTTGTATTGAATATAAATTCTCGTTCACATCAACCTTTATTTAAATAATTCTTTCTGATTGCCTTAACTTGTGGTCTTGGCGCTTCATGTTGTATTTGGGTTTGGCTCACAGATCCAACTTGCTCAATCCAGTAATCAGTTTTCCAATATTGCTTGTTTAGCCATGAACTAGGTGCTGCTATAAACTCACCATTGTTCTTTGTCCACATTTCATCTTTCTTAAACGCTTCTAAAACCTTCATGATCATTTCAAAATCTTTTTGGTATTTAGTGAAAGTTTTGTTAGCTGCTTCTTTGGTTCCCTTGCGTATACACTTTGGATATTCATTCCAAAACTTCTCAAATTTTTCACTGTAAACCACTTCTTGTTTCTTTGGTTGATTCATTGATAGGTTCTGCGACCCAAATTTGGGTTCATTCAAAGACCCGTATATGGGTTCATTACATGGGAAATTTGGAATCATTCCGTTTTTGGGTTCATTATAAAATTCACGGTTATTTACACCCATTAACTGAAGAACTCTAACTTTTCCTGTAGCCCCTTTTCTTTCACCCGTATCCATTAAAAAACCATTCTCAATAAGTGTGTTTACAACTTTCTTAACTGTCTTGATGTCAAGCTTAGTGTCTTTTTCCAGCCTAGCCATAGAAGGCCATGCAGTATTGTCTTCACCTGCTCTATCCGCAAAAGCAAGCAGAACAAGACGCTCTGGAGCAGTATTAACTTCAACACTCCAAGCCCATCTTAATGCGTCAATACTCAATTTCTTCACCATTCATCTAAACTGACCACTAACCCCGAAATACATTGGCATTGGTTCTTCACCTTTCTTTCGATCAATGTAAGCGTCTTGAATTTCTTCAATCATGAATTCATCTGATTTGGAATCATAAAAGTTCTTTACTTCGCCAAATTGATTGACAAATTCGGGGTATTCTTTTTCAAACCAAGTTATAAAGAACAAGGCTTCTTTTGATATTTCGTTCATTAAATAATCCCTTCGCTTGTGAATTTCTGAATAACCCATTGTTCGCCTTTATTGGTAAATTTTGACTGGTTGTAGCCATTATCAGTTTTCTTTAGCTCACCATAGCCTTTGTCGATAAACCATTGTTGAAACACTCGACCTTTTTGGCGTTTGTCATAAACCTTCATTTCTTGTAAATGAGCATTCAAAACCTGAGCAGACATACCAATCTTTTTACCAACAACACTAGCAGTCATTAAATTGCCAACATCCGCTACACGGTCAAAGTATTCAACCTTCGGAGCAGCAAGCTCTAATTGTTTTTGAGCAATCAGCTTTGCTTCAACTTCATCGGCCCAAGCACGCGCTGCTTCAACTGGATTTGTGAAATCAGGTAATTGTGGTTTTGATAATTTATTTTCCAATTCTGTCATTCGATCAAAAACCAATGCCTGCAATTCATAACTGTAAGACATAGCCATAAGACATGCTTCACGCTTATAAAATACATAACATGGCAATGATCGACCACTTGCATCTTTATACACTGAACGATAATTTTCGCTCAGCTCACCAAGAACCTTTTGCACTTTCGCCATAAAGTCTGCGTGGCGAAGTTGAATTGGCTGATCATCATTTTTTGCACGATATTCATTAATAAAATCAACAATCTCTAACGATGACATTTGTGGGATTTGCTTTGAAGTGGTATTAAGTACTTGTAGATTTTCCATTTTTAATTCTCACTGAATACGAGTTACAATTACATTGTTGCCAACTTGAGTTGTATTAAACTTCCGATCACCATATCGTCGAATAGCATCACGAACCTTTGTTCTCTTAGTGTTTTCAATAATCGTACTTTCAAGCAGCTTTAATTCGCCTAAAAATAAAAATGAAGTTGCTGGCTTAGACAATTCTAATCTCCTTTTGCTTTGTGTGATGTCATTATGTGATGTTTTATTGGTTATGTCTAATAAATAATTTTTATAAATTAAATTAAAATTGATAAGAAAAAACTGATATAAAGGGCAAATAAAAAGCCCCGAAGGGCTTAATAGTTAATAAACACAAAAACCAAATTCACTAAGATCAATATGTTTTCCAAAAACAATCAAGGCGCTAGGAAATGGTGCATTGTACTTACTGTTGCCAAATTTAAGCCTTCCTTTTATAAAACATATTTGTGAGGCACTTTTGAATATTACATTTTGCCATACTTTTGTTTCTGGCCTTGCTGGTATTAACAAAACTACAGTAGATTTGTGTTTTAAACTCTCATTCAAAGCTTTTTCTATAAATTTAATTTGCTCTCTATTATAAGGAGGGTTGCACCAAACACTTCCAATCCAATCTTGAATTAATGCATTATCATCTATGGTGAAATATTTTTTAACTTTTGCTGTATCATGCTCTGCACATGCATCTAAATTGAAATTAAAAATGTCATTCAATTTATCAAACAAATCCTGTGGAGTTTCCCAAGTTTGTTTATCACTACTAAAATGTACATTCATTTTTTGTTCTCCTTCCAACAATCAAAACATTCATTGTTATAAACACGTCTTTCAAACGAACCACACTTACAAGCCTTAGTGTGCATGAAAGTCCTTTTGCCCATAGACCGCGCGTTGGTCCGCCTAATTCGCCATAAGGCTATGTCTTTGCGTGGCTCGCTATCGCCAATTTTAAAAGGTACAACCGCATAGCCAAAACGGTCAGGATTCATAAATCCGTCATTAATTACTGTGTTCATTTCGTTCTCTCAAATAAGTTCTAATTAATGGAATTAATTCTTTTTGCGTGGTGAAGTGATCACCGCTTAAACGATCATAAATAGGAATCCAAGCCCCACGAACTTCAACTTGCAAGACTTGGAATTGGCCTTTGCCATTTCGATACTGAAATTTTTCTCTAATAAGAAAAGATTTAAAGTCTTCTAGTTTTGACTTATGTAGTAAACATCTTTTCATTTCTTCACCTGAATAATTTTTTCACAATTTAAGCATTTAAGGGCTACTGTTTCAGTTCGGTTTAACTCAGTATCAAATGTGACACTTTCACCAGTTTTTTCGCATTGGGCGTGTTTGCAGTTTCGCTTAATTTTCTCTTTATCTATCTTATTTTTCCTTTCAAAAAATGTAAGAAATGCAAAAATTAGGACAATAATTGCGCATGCATGCACTGTTGGGCTTGTTAAAAATATTTCCATAAACACCTCCAAATAAAACCAATCTTACCTAATTAATTCTCAATAGTAAATATTATATGCAAAATAAAACCCTCACTAGGAGGGTTGATTTACTATAAATTATTAAATTTCCAAAAGTTCTTTTTTGTTTGGATGCAGATTTATAATAGCCATTCCCATTTCAAAACTTGGGTTTTTGCGAACGCCTTCACGCAACCACTGAATATATGCAGTTGAAATCCCAGTCATATTCCCAAGCTGATGTTGAGAAATGTCGTTGTATTCAAATACTTCATTAATAATTTTTGGCCAGTCAACACTACGCATCCCTGTAAATAATTTAGGGTAGTTTTCTTTTACGTAATCACTATTCAGGCTGTAGAAATATTCTGGCTCATTATCATCTGAGACTTTACGCTTTGCTAGCAAACCTGTTTTTTTGCTATTTGGTTCGTGCTTTAACTTTTCTCCTTTATAAAAGAAGCTTCGAGTAGTTAATTCAAAATCAACCACTTCTGCCGTCCCTTCAAAAACTTTCAATACTTTCATTTTAAACTCCTAATTTTTCTTCATTGTAGTTTATTAAATTAACTATTGCAAATTATAAATATTAGTTTACTATAGTGATTATCTTAACTTTGATAGATTAAGTATGAAAAACTTGCATGGTTTTAAATTGGAAATAATTCCAGTTAGTGAAGATGATAAGTTAAAAAGAAAAGCTCCATCTATTGTTATTAGTTATTTTGTAGATTCAGAGCCTCAACTTATTAAAATGTCAGCAACTCAATATGAAGGAAATTCAAACATGAATGAAATGATCAAAAAAATCCACCAAGCCAAAAAAGAACTTGGTTTAAACAATAGTGAATTATCTTTAAGAATGGGTAAATCTCGACCCTATATCGCTAAGATGCTTAACCAGCCGCAAAGTGAAAAGGTGCAGAATAAAGTTATTAAAGAAATTGACGAGCTTTTGGAGTTTGAGCAGCGTTGCAAAGAAAAAGAGTATGCGCGATGCGCTTCTGAGTTAAATATTCCAGTATCTATAAATGATCTTTCAGTTCAAAAACACCAAGATAACGAGAAAGACAAGGAAATCTCGGATCTTAAAAAGGTTATTGAAAGTAAAGATTTGGCTATTAGCGGATTGATCAAGCAAAACGATGAGGCTAAGAAAATTCATGATAAGGATGTGAAGGCATTGGCTGATAAAGATGATCAAATTTTGCTTTTAACAGAAACCAATCAGCATACAGCTGATAGGCTTTATTATTTTGTCAATCAATACAAGCAATCTGAATCAGATGTTGCTAGCCTTAAATCAAAGATCAAGCGAGAACGAATCATTATTTTAATTATTATTGTAATTTTAACGGCGCTATTCTTCTTGAAGGGTTCTATTGGTGGTTGAGTTTTGTAAGATTTGTTGCAAGTACAAATTGTTTTTAAATAATTACTGTAGTGAGTGTGGAATGAGATGAATACTTATACTTTTACAATTGAAACAAGAGGAACAAAAGTTTTTGAAGTGGATGCAAATTCACCAGAGGAAGCTTGTAAAATTTTAGCAAATTGCGAAAATGAAAAAGATTATCTTGTGGAAAGTGATGATGATTGGGTTTTGGATACTTGGTCAAAAAAATCTACAGAAGAAAAATTAATGGATTTTATTGACCAATAAAATTAGCTCCTTCGGGAGCTTTTTTAATATTTGCGCTTGACATTAATACTCAATTCATTTACTATTGAGAATATAAACAAGGGGTAAACATTATGAAAAATGCATTGATTTTAGCCGCTTCTGTTGCGTTAGCTGCATGTTCAGGTAAACCAGTTATTACAGGCCCATATGAAGTTGAATCATTAGATATGGAGCATAACGTAGCTGCTATTAAGTCTGGTGATTTGGTTTTAGAAGTTGAGTTTGAAGGTCGATTCTTTAAGGATGGTAATGGCTTTCAATCATGGAATGATGTTGAAATTGAATCTGTAAATGACGTTAAAGTTTTTAACGAAGATGGTGAAACAGAAGACTATGTTTTGCCTAGTGAAGAAGTGTCAAACATTGTTCAAGTAATTGAGAATGAAATTGCGGAGAAAATGTAATGAGTTGGCTTGATGATGTGAAAGAACATGGTGCAGATGCTTACTTCTGGTCAATTGAAACAGCTTATCAAATGAACGTGATTGATTCTAAAGAATACAGAAAACGTATGCATGAATATCGAGAGATTCAGCATCAGGAAAGACAGGAAACATTACTTAAATTATTGGAGATTTCTAAATGAGCAACTTAGTAGAACATAAAGACAATGGGTTTTTATCATTGATGCAGCAAGCATTGACTACGCCAAACATGGATATGTCAATCTTAAAAGATATGCTGGCAATGCAAAAAGAAGTTATGGCGCAACAAGCTGTAATTGATTTTAACAATGACTTTGCAGAAATGAGCAAAGAAATACCCGTAATTGCTCATACTAAAAAATCATATAGCACAACATATACGCCATTGGAAGATATTGTAAACATTGTTCGCCCAATATTGTCTAAATATGGCTTTAGTGTTTCTTTTAAAAATTCGCAAGTTGAAAAAGGATTTGTTGAGGTGACTTGCCAATTGCGTCATAAAGCTGGGCATATGATCGAAAACAATCTTATCTTGCCTACAGATGCAGCCACAAAAGGCATGAATGGTATTCAAGCCATAGGTGCGGCTATTAGTTACGGTAAGCGTTATACGCTTTGTGGTGTGCTAAATATTGCAACTACAGCAGATGATGACAACAATGGATTTGCTACTAATGCAAAAACAGAAGCAACCAAAAAACCATTAACAGATGCTCGATTAGAGAAGGCTATTGAACAAGTTAATAACGGCGTGATTTCTGTCGAAAGTATTACAGATGCTTATGATTTAACACCAGAGCAGCTAATTAAGATTGGTCGAGAGGTGAAAGTGTGATTTTGTTTCGTGCTTCATCGGTAGGAAAATTAATGGCATCACCAGATAAAAATATTTTGCCTGCTGGTGCCATTACCGAATTAGATAAAATGATTAGTCAACAACTGTTGAACTGGTGCGATTCATTTGACTTTTTTACATTGGAAAAAGGTAAACAATGTGAAAATGAAAGCATTGAACTTTATAACGAAATAAATGATACGTTCTATGTGAAGAATTTGGAACGTGTCACCAAAGGAAATTTGACTGGTGAATGCGATTTACTGGATAAGAGAGAAAGTCTTGTAGTTGACATTAAGACAGCTTACAGCAAAAAAACATATCCATTGTTTTTAAAAATATCTAGCTTGTATGAATGGCAATTGCGTAGCTACATGCATCTTTATGATGTTAATAACGCTGAATTGGCTTATTGCTTGGTGGATACGCCAATTGACCTTATAGCTAAAAAAGATCCTGAAGAATGGCATTATATGCATGATGTGCCAATGAAATACAGAGTATCCAAATTGCGTATAAGTCGTGATTTGGAGAAAGAACAACAATTACTTAATCGCATTGAATTATGCAAAAAGTATGTTGAGGAAAATTTGAAATGAAAATCAAGGAATCATTGGTCTTTATGTTTGTTGTGTGGATGCAGAAAGGCGGCCACAACTTAAATGAGCGTAAAGGCAATATTGTTATGCGTAAAAACGGAAAGGTGGCTGAAATTTATTTTTCGAATACTGATTATTATGAGATTAATGACTATTGCAAGGAGCGGTATGAATTGTTTTTGATGCAATGGCTTAAATATGGAGTGGAATTTATCAAGAATTTAAAACGTGAAGGCGCATTAGAGGTAATGCGCAATAGAGGGCAACGATATTTGGAGTTAAAAAGGTGAATCCGATAGTAATGATTTTATTATCTTTTGCATTGAGTTTTGTTTTTTTAGTTGTCTTATATCTATATGAGGCATATAAGCGGAAACGATACGTGCAAAGAAAGCAAGATGACCAACGTAAATTTAATCCTATTCGTGAAAAGGTGTGGTGGAAGTAAACATGTTAAACGTAAAAATTAAGAAATTATCGAAAGATGCCGTTATCCCAACTTATGCCAAGCATGGCGATGCTGGCATGGACTTAACAGCAACTAGCAAAGAATATGATGATCGTGATAATGTGGTTTACGGCACATCCTTAGCATTCGAAATCCCAAATGGATATGTCGGGCTATTATTTCCACGTTCAAGCAACACAAAGAAAGATTTAATTTTGGGCAATTCTGTTGGTGTGCTTGACTCTGGCTATCGCGGTGAGGTGTTTTTAAAATTTAAAAAAACATGCGGGTTTATTGATAATTGTGAAGGTCATGATTATCAAATTGGCGACCGTGTTGGGCAGATCATTATCATTCCGATTCCACAAATTAATTTTATTGAAGTCGATGAATTATCTAGTTCTGACCGTGGTGTTGGGGGTTTTGGCTCAACAGATCCAATCACAAAGTCAATTGAGGATAATTTCAGTGCTTGATAAATTTGTAAAGTCATTGGGTTTTCTTGGTGTTGATGCATCTAACATGAATTATCAAACTTGTGAAAAGAATCGTTATAAGTTCGAAGATGAGAATATAGATAAGCATTGGCGTTGTTTCTATGCTTTTTATAAAAATGGTTTTAAAGAAGGTCACAAGCTTGGATGGAATATGGCTTGTGATGAATTTGGATCTACGGCAATAAGGTTGATTAAGAAATGAGTATGACGGCACAACAGCTTATCCGTAAAGCTATTTTATTGAAAGCAGTGGATTTTGAAAATATAGAGCCTTTCAGTCAAAGTTTAGATGGAGCTGGAATTGATAAACTGTATGAATCATATAATGAATACGATGAGTTAAATGATCCGAAAAATGAAATTCGCTATGGGCAAGTTGATGCTAATCTAAGTGCAATAACATGGTCGCGCAGTTATGAAATTGATGTTAGAGCCATGAAAATAGATGGTGTTTGGGTTGCTTGGGATTTTTATTATGGTGGCGGCAAACATGGTGAGCCAGAATCATTTGATTGGATCTCAAATGCAAGAATTGTAAATTGTGAGGAAATCCAAGTAATGACAACTCAATACGATTTTTCAGAAATTAAATAAAGACAAGCCCCATTACGGGGCTTTCTTAATTCACACATTGAACGCAAACAACAACGTGAATGTTGTTTTTGATTGAGTGGGCGGTGCAGCCACTAAGGGCTAAACACAACAAAGAAACAAGCAATGCAATCTTTGATCTTTTGCACATATAAGTTACTTCTTTAGAAATAAACTTCTTTCAGCAGCACGGCGCTTAACTAAACCTTCAAGAACTCGACCACCAGCTTTTTTCCATGCTGGGAATTGATCGGCAGCACCTTGATAATCGCCATTGTTAAGAAGCTTGAGTAAAGTTGAATTTTTAAAAGCACCTGAGCCGATGTTGTAGGTCAGTGACACTAGAGCATCAAATTGATTCTGACTAAGTGGAACTTTAACGGATTCATTTACAACATTTTCAAACTTAACTAAATCATGTTTGAAGTAGGTTTTTGCTTGTTCAGATGTACATGTATCGCCTTTCTTAACTTTTGTACCATTTGGGTAGATGGTTGTACCTATGCCGATAGTCCACACGCCAACACCATCATCATATGCAGTTAATCTAGTTCCTTCAAAAGTAGAAATTAGATTGATGCCAGTATCACTTGTGGTCATTCCAGAAGGTGAAAGTCGATCAATCACTTTGTTTAGATCGTCAACTTGTGCTTGTGTAAGTTTGCCACCAGCAATTTGGCGCGCAGCATCAAAGAAATTCTTAATACTCATAGTCGCCGCCCTTAGTCATTTTCATGTTTCTTCACCTTTAAGTATTCATGGATAAAACGAATTGTTAAGCAACCAAGACCAAGACGGACTAATATTTCAGCGTCTTGCATGTGTCCGTATAGATCCTTGCCTTGTAATGTATTAATGAACATTGCAGTAACGCCGATAGTAAGCATAAACATAATTACATCGACATGCACTGGAAAGCTAATCTTTGGATGGAACACCACAAACATTAAACTTCCAGTAATCAAGAAAAAGCTTAAGTAATTAAGAAACGTCATCATCGAGCTTCACTCCCGTTTTAGATTCAATTTCTACCTTACTACGCTTTTCGATAGCTTTAATTAGCATTTTTGCTAACGTAATGCCACCCATGCCATAAATAAAGCCGAAAACTTCGACATAGCCACCATTTGTTAAAAGGTCGGCTGTTGGGGTTGAAAGTGCTGCACACAAAATAACACCAACAATCCAGCTAATAACTCGTTCAGCTAACGGCTTGCCAGAAGGTACTAAGGCGGTGACCGTTGCGCCAGCCACTCCCATAAATATGACGCCTACATGGGCTTTTAGCCACTCCAGAATCATGTTAACAAAATCCACTATAGATTCACCCTATATAAGTTTTACTTATAATAGCAAAAAACCCCCGAAGGGGTACTCCTATATCTCACGTATTCCAGACTCCCAATACAAATTAAAGGTTTTTGGCGTCACAACTTTTTTATTCCAAAGCACCGCTGGCCTAACCTGATCTATTGCAACTAAAGAGTTGACGGGGGTCGGTGTTCGAAGAGGCTCAACATTAGTATCTTCATTAAAAAATGTAGCATCCCATGATGCAGAACCAACCAAGTTTCCAACACTAACAATCACATTAGGAGCTTTAGAATACTTGTACTTTAAGTTTATAACATTTGCTCGGGTAGCTGTGTTATTGACAGCAGAAGTCACTGAGACAACCCCTTGTTGCAACATTTGTCTAGTTTTAACATTAGTAGCCAGTGTTGATTGACTCGGATAGATTAAATACGGATTTGCGGTGTCTTTCGTATTAACTACATCATCAACGATTATGTAGCCGATTGGAACAGTGTATCTACCGATAGTTCCATCTTCAACCCAAGCCCAGTGTCTAAGTGCATCAAAATCACAAGACACGCCGCCTGTAATATGTACATTTACTTTTTTTGTGAGAGCTTCATTCAAAGCGTTAGATTGTCTTATTGTTACAATACCAGCTGATGCACCGCCAACACCGTTAATACACCCTCCATCCAGTTTTACTGTCAAATCTTCATGCAATTGTTTTTCAATAATACCGTGAACTAGCGACCATGAGTTTAAAGGTGTTTTAGTGTAATATGTGTTATTGGTTAGTTTAAACTCACCACCTCTAGGCTTCGCAATAAGTACACACCCTTGACCCTCACGCTCATAAATATCGCAATTCGAGTATTCATTATCACCAGCGCCAAATGTTGCATAGTTTGTTGTGCAGTGATCATATACAGTACGCTCAACATTTCCGTGCATATCTGCACCAGAAGTATCTGTCTCACTATGCAATATTGCACCTGACACGTACCCATTTCTACACGGAACACAACCCAAGTCACCGTCACCACCTATTGCGACCGCGTGACGAGTGGAATTGTTGCTACCACCAAAATAGTTATAATTTTGACAGTTAGATATTTGAATACCATAGTTCAGGGTATTTGCTGGCGCATTATTTTTAGCTGAATTAATAGCAATATTGAAATTAAAACATCTGCGCAATCTAAGTCCAGCAAATTTACCACCCTTGTTCTCAAAATACCCTGTTTCAAAATTACGGGCGTAATCAATCACTAATGGAACGTTAGGATTGTTATCAGTAGAAACTGTTTTCAGATAGTTAAACTTAAAATTGATCGGATTAACTTTTAGAATAACGATATTTTCAGAGGTTAGATAATTGTCATATGCTCTGCCAAAAAACTTAACTGTGTTTCCACTTACTGATGCAACCTCTACAAACTCACCTTTTCTATAGTAGTTGCGATATGGTGAATAACTAAAGTCGTCTGTACAGTAAATTACTAACCAATCTCCTTTTTGAATTTGAGACGCATCTGCAACATCAAAAGATTGGCTCTGATTTTTTACAATGTCGCTAGCTAAAGTTGTTATCTGTGTGTGAGAACCAGAAGCATAGAAGCCACCTGTGTCTCCAAAATTAAATACCGTACCGGTCTCGTTGACGAACTCGAAATCGTCAGTGAACTCAATCAATGAATTAACAATGTATTCACGACTTTTAACATGTAACTTTTTGACACCATCGGATTTGACTTGATTCAATACAGTGGATATATCTTCACTTGGAAGAATATTCATTTTTTTTAAATATGTATCTAAGTGCGCTGTCAGGTCATTAACCTCTTGTTGACTTATCCCGCTCTTATCTAAAATAGCACTAGCCGAGTTTGCCAATAGCCAACCAGTCATATCAACATTCGGATTGGTTACATTATTAGCAACGGTAGAGCGAACAATATCACCATTGTCAAGCATTAATCTTGCATTTAATGGATAACCGCCAATTGCATCGGCAAATGCTTGATCAAATTCATAAGGTAAGCCCTTATTCAGGTGAACAATGTGCTGACCATATAAATTTAAAATTCCATTAAAGTCATTTCGCTCAGGAGGAATACCTCCTTCAGAAATTTTTTGTTGAGTGATTGGCGGGAAACCAGCTTGCATAGTTGCATTTTGCGGGTTAGCGCCAACTGATTCTGGAATGATGTTCTTATCGCCATTTTCAGCGAATGGGGTTGTAATGAGTGTTGGATTGGTCATGTTAGTATCCTATTGCGATCCAAGAGATTTTTTTACCACTCAACCAAGATGCCCCAACTTGTGCGGCTCCTGTTTTGATAGATGTCTTTGTTGCAGTTGATAGATCAAAATCAATGCCGATAACATCTGGAGTATTTGAATTTAAATTACCAGTTATTGACAATAACGCATTTGGGAATGCTAAAGGAAATATTAAATTAGATTGTGTTTTTGTTGATGTGAAAACTCCCCATTGGATGATTAATCCAGAATCACCAAGTCTTACATATCCAGATTGATTTTTTGAGTTTTGAAAATTGAATTTATCATTCAAAACTTTACCTTGAGCAGCACTTAAAGCAGATCCAACATCATTACTGTTTAAGACATTTAAAACTTTTGTAATGCCTGCGGTTGTGCTTGTTGCAGTTGGTATACTTCCTTGTCCACTATAAACCTCCCAAGCTCCACCAAGCCCATTATTCGGGTTTACCGTGTTATTAGCTATAAGGCTTCTAAATTCTTTAGTGGTGTCATTGGATTGAACAATTGCACCTAATGCATAGCCACCAAATTCATCCACAACATCTTGCGACCATGTATAACGGTTGCCATTTTGACCATAGATGACATGCTCAGACAGGGCATTAAGCACCCCGTTAAAATCTTGTCCTTTTGGCGCTTTGCCACCATCTTCGATTTTTGTCATGGTAATTAAGGGTGCGCCCTCATCCCACGTAAAATCCTCTGGATCTTGCCCGACTTGCCGAACCTTTTGAATAAGGTTCTTAATTCCGTTAGCAGCGAATGCCATCGGGATAAATATAGGATTAGCCACTATAGAAAACTCCATTGTTAAAGTTGCTTAAATCTGAACCATTAAAGCCAAATGTTTGATCCACATCAATTTCTTTATATGATATTCCAACACCCGAAGGCATTGGTAACATTTTAAGAGTGTAGACAATAAGTCGATCAAATGGAGTTAATGCAAACTCAAAAACATATTCGGCTGACATATGGCCTATAATATCGTAATAAGCCTTGCGACCATCAAAAACCATTAGCAAAAACTTATTAATGTTCCATGCAGTTGCATACAGAATATTTGAAGCTGCTTTGATGATGATTAGTTTTCTTAGGTCTGCATCGGTTAAACGATAAGAAGCAAATGCACCACCATCAGAAAATGGATAGGTATTAAATGGCTGGTAATCTGGCTGAAAGCCAAATGTTTTTGCATTGGGGTCAGCAGTTTTTGCAAAACGAGATACACCAACTTTATCCGCCCAAATATCTAAGCCAAAACCTTCAGCGCTTGATAAGCGATAAACCTTTTCATAAAAATCATCAATAAAATATTGAGGATCTATTACTTCATTAATGCCATCAATGAGCGCTAATAATGTAGGGCTATGGGCATATTGCGACATTATCGTATCTTTAATATTCTCCATTAGCTTTCCTCAATAGAAATTCTAAAAGAATTTAAAGAAGGGTATTGGTCAATACCAATAGGGATTTCATTAACCCATGTGGCATTGTCTGTGCTTGCTACAATTCCCTTTAATCCGATTTTTGGCATGCCGCAAATATAATCGGCTGGGATGAAATCCTTGCCAATACGAACCTTATTTTCACCAGAAGCGGCGCTAGTTAAAATATGGTTAATAACATCTTGTTCAATGGTGTAAGAAATCGCATCTTTATCCTTAACAATAACTTTCACCCAGATATCAAGAAAATCGGGGCGCAAAATCTTAATTGGATATTGTGGAGGATTTGACGGGTAGTCTTCAGCAATTACTGTCACGTCTGTATTACCATTCCAAGAGCAGCCAGTACCAGCTTTAATAAAAGCGGCTTTTGCTACATCATAATCATTGCCACCAACAACGGAAACACAGATAGAATTTCGAATTAATGGATAATTTGTTGAGCCTACTGTTACAGTTGCATCAGTTGGATTTGAGATTACATAAGCATCTACAACATCACGAACCGCCAAAACTGCGCCAAGTGTAGCAGAATCAGTCATTTTAGAATTGATTGCTACAGACTCTTTTCTGCGCACCTCAAAGTCAACACGACTTTCTTCATCATACCCCATCACCGCGCTATCTTCATTGTAAACACGGTCAAGACCATTAATGGATGTTGGGATAACAACAATAGAGTTAGGTAGTGCTTCAATAGCTCCAGCCTCATCACAAGTTACTGTAATCGTCATTTTGCCATTTGAGCCAATATTATAAGTTCCATTGGTTCGCCAAGTTCGACCAGACAAATCCTGAACGGCAAATCCTTCTGGAATTGGCGCACCAGACAAGCCCTCAAACACAACAGGGCATTGTGAACGAGTAGCAAGCTTTCTTGTCAAAAAATAAAGCTCACCAATAGCATCTTGAAAAATACCTTGCGCGTAACGTGGGTCATATTGGTTAGCTAGGTAGACAAGCTTGTCGTAACAATCTTTAATTACAGCAGTCCATGAAGTGTTTAATTGGTACTGTGGCGAACCTTGAACGCGAGAAACATTACCCCCAAAGGAGTCATCAATCATTTCCCATGTGCCATTGTTGATTTGTTCGGTATCTGGAACCGAGTAACCAACATCGGTTATTTCTATCTTTGGGATCATAAGCCCACTACTCCGCTAAGATTTTTATCATTTGTAAACTCAATAGATCCAGACGCTACACGATCCTTATCTAAAGCCAATTTTGCATTAACCGATACTACACCAGAAACAAGTAATGATCTTTCTTGCAAGTGACGCTGATACAACGAAATTGGATAGCCAAATTTACCCATGATTGACTCTAAATAAGGTATTCCATCATTCTTATTGTAATAGTCATCACCAAGAAAAACACGACATGAACACGCAATATCTTGCGCTTGTTGATACTCTTCGGTAGCTATAGCAATATTACCTTGTGTGTCTAAGGCTAAATCCCAAGTTTTCGGATTTAAGAACATTGTTTTCATAAAATATTCACCCCCATGATATTTAGTACGATCAACAAGGTGAAAAATGCCGCCACTGCATAAGCAATACTTCTTGCTGAATGCAAAACAATAAATGCTGCCACAAAACCAATAAAGAACCAGAATAACTCATGTAATTGCATAATTAAGCCTTTGGACCATCTGTATCGCTAGAGCCTCTTTGAACCCCACCATGTTTATGAGTAAACAAACTAATACCTTTAGTGATTATATCAGTTAAAGATTCAATTATGCCTGATACTGTTAATTTTCCATTAGGTATTACAACTTCAGGGGCATCAAGAACAATTTTTGAATTTGCCTTGATATGGATTTCATCACCCTTAAACCAGATGTATTGCTCTGCCTCTTCCTTACTCCATGTCATTGTCAAGAATGCGTCCGACTGGTCACAAACTCGATTTACGTTTGGACCCACTCTTGATCTGGTTCGTTTTAACAAAGATGTATCACGGGTCGCAAATACGCAAAATCCTATGTCACCAATCTGCGGATCACATATGACTGCATTCTTGCCGCCCTGTATCCGATAGTAAGGCACATTATGAATTTCGCCTAATTCTAGGTTATTATTGTCAGCCCCAATGCGATAAAGCATAGGCTTAACAGAAACAAAACCAACAGGGCCATTGTCATTTGAATAGACTTTGGTTATCTCTACAACTTCACCAGTGTTTAACTCACTGGAAAGGATTGAGAGAACATTGGCTTTAAATTCTTTGGCTCCACCAAGATTATTGATGTTAAAGCCGCTAGCGCTGGACTGCTGCATCTTTTGAGTTCCTCCAAGTCGCATTTACATTCATTTGCCACTTGCCTTGTGGAATATTTGCCTCAAGTGTAGCAACAAGACCATATACACGCCAATCTTGATTGACAACATCACCTATAATGCTTTCTCTAATTTTTACAACGCCACCAAATTTAACAAGTGGATCATACGCACAACTAAACGTTACACCTCTTTGATCTGGAGCGGGTGAGCCAATCAATCCTGTCTTAGGTGTAATTACTGGTATTTTAACTTCCCTATCTCCACCTTTCTTGCAAATAACAATCAATCTTTGTTCAATATACAAATCAAAGTCGCACATTTGAGCCAGCTTTTCAATTTTTTCTATATTTGAGCCATTTAGTGTGGTATCTGTTAGGATGTGAGTAACACCATAATTTTCAAACTCATACTGCATATCTTGCGCCAAAAATTTAACAATATCCGCAACATCAACCTCTTCGCCCTTTGGAATAGTAAATGGCGCAGTAGGGCGCATTTTTTCAGCTACCGCCATTTGACTGGTAATAACTAATGGTGGATTTGGTATGTTGTCCATGCCGATTGTTGCAAAGGTAATGTTCCCTTCGTATGCCACTTTTAATGGCTGACCTTGCTCCCCTTCTTCAATTTTGACCATGTTTAAAATTGCCTGCATGGTATTCCATTGAATACGCATAAGCTTATTCATTGTAGAAAGGGGGAGGCCATAAGCAGTGATTTGAGCAGTTGGAGAAATAGCCCCATTGCCATATGTGATATTGGTAGATATGGCTAATCCCGTAGATGATAGTCGGTTATCACCTTCAGCCGTAAAAGTTTCAACGCCATCTTGCAATGTTAGCGTTATTTTAATGACCTTCTTTTTCACAATAAAAAGCCTCCGTATTGGAGGCTAGTATAACCTAATTAATAAAACTGGTGTGCCACGTGAATAGGCTATCTTCACTTTCACCCCGTCAGGCTAGGCACTATAAAATCATACTTCGTCCGTCCAGATAAGTAAATAACGAGTTCCCAAGCCTGTATATTCAGGATCGCTATTTCCATCTATATCGACAAAGATAAAACCACGACCTAAATAAGTTCGGTTTAGGCATATTCGATTTAACAATACATCACCATCATTGTTATTAGATAAACTGATATACAAGTTGTTTAATCGAGTTTCTAGCGTGATTGCCCAAGTAACACCATTTAATGATGTGGTGAAAAATTGGTTCGGGACTTGCGCTAAAGGAATATCGTATTGAGCCATGTTATCCTCCGAAAAGTCCACGTAAAACACTGGTTCGTTGTGTTGATTGTTTAGCGCCGCCATCTACAGTTTTAGAGTCACTAGGCGCTTTTACTTCTTCTATGGAGTATTCCACTTTAGCCTCTAACACTTCTTCAAGATCAATGTTTGCAGTGATCATTGTTGCCCCATCTTGAGCAGAGCGGGCGTGGTTAATACCAACAATCTGATAGTTTAGATAAACGTATTCAGGGGTAATAATGTGAAAGCTAACAGTCGATTTTAATAGAGCTTCAATTTGACCTAAAAACAAACTTCTTTCTAAAACCCCGCCACTGCCTTTTGACATTGAAACAGTAGCCATAGAAGGTGCATTAACTTTGTTGTATGAAGCAAATGAACCTTGCTCTACTGGGTATTTTGAAATGCTAGAACCAGCATCGTAATTCATACTTACAACAGTGTCGGCTAAAACAATAGGGATGCCAAATTGATTGACAATCCCCCATGTTTTGCCAAATACACCGTTAATTAGAGCAGCGCCACCCAATGAAAGCCCGACATTTGTCAAAGCTTCCACTGGTATAAAATCTGGCACAGAAGGCATTCCAGCTAACATAAATCACCTAATTAAATGAATTTCGGAATTGATAGAATTGGTCTTTAATCGCACCCATTGCATCTTGGACATTTCCAGTAACGGTACTAGATGATGTTTGGATGTTAATATCACCTACATTTACTTGGACTTCATTAGCCTTGTTTGCCATTGCTTGGTTTTGTCTAGCTTTGGTTAAGTCAATAAAGTCGCCTTGACGAGTAGATTGCTGAACAGCAGCTAAGTTTGACATATCAAAATATTGTCGTTGGTGCGCCCTGAATGATGGGTTTTGCACCATTTCGCCTTTCTCGATTATGCCATTCTTATTTGAGTCCCATACTTTGTTTAACTCATACTCTCTTGACCCTTTCTTGTATCCGTAGCCAGTTACAGCACCGTACACATCACCGGTAGTATTCTTAGTCTCATTACCAGCCCTAAATCTACTACTACGCTCCAAAAAGTACTTCTCAACATACTTTATTTGTTCATCAAAAGACAGTGAGCCAAATTGGTCACGAGTCATGCCATAGTATTTTCCTTTAGTGCCACCAGATCCTGCCATGAACTGAATTAATCCAGTTGCAGAAGAGTTCGGGTTTCTCTTACTAGGATCGAAAGTTCCGCCAGTCTCAAATGAAATAACAGCAGCCAAATCATTAGGATTAACACCAATATTTTTAGCTACACGCGCAATAGAAGCAGCTTTCTCTGGTGTGAATGCTTTTGATTTATAAGTCACTTGAGCATTTCCAGTTGCAGGAGGGGCGCTCGGATTCACAAGATTACCAACAGTATTGGCTAACGTTCCTTGTTCTTGACCAGTCAAGTCATCAACAAAGTCGGCGGCTCTTGAGTAGTAGTTTTTAAGCATATCCCAAGCCTGTAAGGCTGCACCTTTAAAATTACCAGATACTAATTTATCAAGAATTTCAGCATAGCCTTTAAGCGTTGGTATTGCATTATTCAGCATGTCTTTGCCTAGATTGCTGAAAGCATTTTTCAAGTTATCAACAGATAAAGTCGAATCATCAATGTACTTTTTGAATGCTCCCCAATCAAACAAGGACTTGCCACCTTCTGCCCAAGTTTTATAGTCGTCATAAAGCAAGCCAAATGCCGCACCCAATGCACCTACAACTAAAATAAATGGAGCAAATGGAGCGATAAACGCTAAAGCCGCAATAGTAGCCTTTGCCAGAATTGGTATGAGGATAGCGCCAACTACAAATGATATGCCTTTGAATACCGCCTGTACTGCTTGTTGGTTTTCTTGAAGATATTCAAATATACCAAGCGCAACTTCACTAAGCTTCACAAATAACGGGATGATAGCATTTGCCATCATTGTTTTAAGTGATTCCCAATGCTGACCAAGCAATGCTCGGTTTTGCGCTAATTGGCGAGATGCTTTTAATTCTTCTTCGGAGGACTTGTACATCTTAGACTGATATTCAAGCATCTTCTCCATTTCTTTACGCCCTTGTACAAGCGTATTGAATGTACCTTCGTCAATTCCCATTTTTGAGGCAATAGAAAATGCTTGCTCGCGGTCCATTTTTGAAAATGAATCCGCAAGGTCCAACATCACATCATCGGTTTTTCTTAGTTTGCCTTGAGCATCGACCATGCCAACGCCTAAAGCATTCATAAATGGCAATAGGGTAGTATCGCCCATTGTGACAAAATCATTCATTCCCATGTTTAGGGATTTGATTGACTCAGTCATGCCTTGAGCAGAACCGCCCATTGCGCCAGCAGCGCCTTGCCAATTCTTGATAGTGCTTGCTGACATTCCCAAATTGCGCTCAAGATGATAAAGCTCGTCATTAAGCTTTTGAACTTGATCAACCATTTTAAGAATGCCAGTAGCGGCGGCAGCTACACTAAACCACCGCGCTAAAGTCTTTGTTACGTTGCCAACGATCTTATCGGTTTCGCTGACAGACTTATTTAGCTTGTCATTATTTGACTTGGCTTTTTCGGCTTCACGATTATATTGTGAGCCGTCCAACCCAAGCTTTACAATTATCGACTCAACAATATTTTCAGCCATTTTTACCTCTGTTCCTGACTAGCAAAATATTTAATTTTTGCTTCGTTGTAGTCGGCGACTTGCTTAGCTTCAATCATGTTTAGCGCACCCTCAAGACCGATACAAGTGTTTAACTGGTGATAATTACACATTCCAGTTAATAACGCCCTATACACAGTTTCAGACACATTTAGAGGGCTAGCCAATACACCTTCTTTTAGATCCTGATTGCTCATCGCGTCCTTGCGATAAGAATAATCAAGTACTAAGCTTCGCCTTGTTCTAAAAAATCAATATGAATCCCAATTGCATGAGCAGCTAGAATGGTAAAGTTTTTAAAGTCTTTAATCTCCTGATCCCACATACAAATGCGCGGCTCACCAGACTTAGGAACAATTTGCACACAGCGATCAAGTAAATCAAATTTTAATTCGCGTGAAATTTCATGCGGAATTCGACCCAATACAGTAAAGACTGCCGCGCCAATTTCAATCATTCCAGCCATTGATTTTGTATCAAGATTCAATACGTCAACGTCTTTTAAATTAACACCACTATTCGCGGCTTGTTCTAAAAGACGATGCGCCCATTCATCAGCTTGAATCGCTGGCATTTCCGTGATTTTGAAAACTTTCCCTTTATCGCGACCATCTTCAATAGTAACTGTTTTTGTCTTTAAGCCTTCAGACATAGTTTTAGCCTCTAAAAAATAGAAAGGGGATTTCTCCCCTCATGGTTAGTTGGTTTCTTCGATACCGCTAGACATCATATTAAAGTTATATGTGTGTCCGTTTAAAAGCTGTGCAATACCAGTACCGCCTGATTTAGTTACCATTGTGCCTGTAAGTGTTTGTTTGCGCTTAACAGAAGGGTAGCTAACTTGGAACTCACAACGGCGAACTTCCATGTTTTGAATAAAGTCATTATAGACAGTTTCCAAAACGGTACAGATCGGCTATTCGCCTCAAGTGATACAGTAATAGGAGTTTCATGCGGAATGAAGCCCATAGACTGCTTACCATCAACACCAACACGAGTTTGAGCCAATGTAACATCAGAGAATGTTACAAATGCGTCAGACTGTGCGCCTTCAATAGTAATCCAGTCATCATACAAACCAGCACAGCGGAACTGTACAATACTGTTTGCCGCTGTAATTGTATTCGGATTATATCCCATTGGCATAAGTTAATCTCCTTACTGAACGTTGGTAGCAGTCATTTCTAGACGTTGCATGCTAGAGCCGTCCGTATAGAATAACTTGATGATAAATGATTCACGTGCAACACGTGTTTGAGAATCTGGAAGAGTAACAGATAAAGCCCAGCCTTTTGTAAACAATTGGCTAGCAGCATCAAAACCAGCTTCTTGGTTCACTTGGAATTTTTGAGCATTAGATAAGTTTACTCCAGCGCGAATACCACCAAAGTTGATACCTTGATCGATTGGATCTTGTGAGTATGCGCGAACGGTAGCAATACCTTGATCATTGTATGGGATTGTCTTTTGAGCTTGGAACATATTCATATACGCAAGCTGCAACTGAGTACGCAAGAACACTTGGAAGTCAAAGTTATCAATCCATTTGTACTGACCAGTTACAGAGCCATTGCCAGCAAACTGGAATCGGTCATTAGCGGTTGCCCAAGCACCATAGAATGAATAGCCATTTTTAACCAATGTTTCTGCATCAGCTTCATTTGTTACGTCTGGAACTAAACCATCTTGACTACGGAAAGCAGTAGTTGTGCGTCCATTTTCTTCTTGATAGTTAATTGAACCAGAAACACCACAGAAGAAAGCTGCTTTATCAAAAGTTCCATAAAGTGGAACAACACCACTAGTGTTTTCTTTTGCCCATTCACCAAAAGATGCGCCGCTTTGACCAAGAGCAACAGGATCAAGACCCCAAGTATAAAGCTTGAATCGGCTGTTCTGAGATGTAACCCATAATGCCAAATCTTTTAATGCATCCTCATTAAATACGCCTTCAGAATAGGTAATGTTTACAAAGTTTTGACTAAAAGCAAGAGCATTTAAAGCGCCAGTAGTAGGCGTATCTGCTGCCGTGTGATTATTTAAAACCGCGCCAGTTTCTTGAGTTAGCTTTAAATCGTCAGAAATATCACCAGTGGCAAAGCTAATGGTTGAGTTTGCGCCACTAGTGCCCGACTTAATCACAAAACCCTTAACGGTTGATTCGTAAGTGCAAGGCAATGTTAATGCTGTAGCAATTAAAGCGGCTGCATCACTGTATGAGTTCGCGGTTGCCAAATCAACAGGAACGCTTTTTGATACACCATCAACCACAATAGTCAATGTTCCGTTAATTAACTTCAAGTCGGCAAGTGTAGTTGATGTAATGTCTCCACCAATTAAAGAGGCTGGAACATCAGTTAAATTGTACTTAGTGATGAATAGTGAATTCGGTCGAGTGGTAGCATTTCTGAAACCGTTAAAGTAAACGGTAGCAAACTTATAAATTGGACTTTCTAGTCCATAGTGCTGACCGACTAGAGTATTAGAAAAATATTCATAATTAGGATAAATCGCATCTTGCACAAACAAGTTAGTATTTAATCCTAATGGATTGCCACCACCACCAATTACGGCAGGGTAGACAGCAGCAATATTACTTGCTGGGATAGAGTTAAACTGCATTGATAGACTCCAAATCGATTTGAGAAACGTCTTCCAGTATATTAACTGTTTTTTCGTACTTTGTATTGTATTGCAAGTCGGCCTCAATCATAAAGCGCAATTCATACATTCCAGCCTCATTAATGAAAGATAAATCACGTATGCGCGGATTACTTAGTGGTACACAGTTAATTAGCGTATCGGTAGTATAAGGGCTATTCCAGAGCGTTTGCACTTCTTGCGCCCGATCCATTGAGTTATCACCATAAAAATCTAATTGCATTGTGCCTTGCATAGAATTAAAGATGATTTGCTTGCCACCATCATAATTAACTGACTTCTGGTCTAAATGGCGACCTTGCATAAAAGTCATGATAATGGCGTTTTTAGGGATTGGATTTAGATTGTTGTAACCTCTAATTACCGTTGTGTCATTCACAGGCAGATTAAAGGTTTTAAGCAGATACTGGCGCATATCTGTGTAAAGGTTAGTCAATATGCTCATGGCGCGAATACTCCTTGTGTGAACGGCTTAGCGTCAGATCCAGCAAAACCAAAATAGCGAACATCATGTGGCGATTCTTTGCCAGTATTTTGAACTAGCACTTTTACCCATCCGCTATAATTATTCTCACCCTCAATGGCGATTTCATCACAATATGACTCCAAAACAGCTTTAACTTGCCATTCCGCAGGGAATGCTTCACCGTATGGATTCATAACAATAATTGATGTACCTTTTTGCATGGCGCGTCTAATTGCTGGGATCATGCCATCAGCATAAATTGATAAGAATTGTCCTTGTTGGTTAGCAAAACCAAGGTGCTTTAAATCTTCCACACTCATTGACTGAGCTTGCACAACTTTAGGCTGTACAATGTATTGAGGAACTTGTGTTCCATCAGGCGTGACAGTAAAGCCTTCAGCAACTTTCAAAAGTGCCTCTGTATTGCTATTTACTGCTGTTGTGATGCTATTTGCAATTCTTCTTAGTCTCAGACTCATTAAAAAAGCCCCATCGTTTGATGAGGCTATTATACAGCATGTTTCAACTATTTCTCTTGCTTTAACTTTTCTAGCTTTCCTTCAATTACTTGCAATACATCAGAACCAATTTTTTGAACTCGCTCATTAGATGCGATTTGTTCAGTGACATAAGCTCCAGCCATAATGTAAATTGTTTTTTCAGATGGAATTAAGATTGATAGCGCAATTAACATAGGACCAATCAGACCAAATTTCTTAACTGCCTTAAATGCTGAATTTGCTTGATTTCGCTTTTTTACCGCATAATCCGCATCATGATCATACACATCATTTGTTATTGACCGGTTGATTAACACAGCACCAAAAACAGCTATTAAGATCAACCCAACAAGCATTAGAAATGCACACAATCCAGTGGATAGGCTTGCAAAATAAACCAACATTGCTAATTTCATTTTTAATCCTAAATAATATTATTGAGACTTGATTATATTAATTTACTATTGAGAATGCAATAGGTGTTTTAATTAATCTATGATTCTTGTTGTGAAGAGCGTTTGATCGAATATAAGAAGCGCTTTGATGTAATCATCTGAACACTTACCAAGATCAACATTGTTCAATTGTCTTGATTCTGCATCCTTAAAATATTCAATGGCTTTTTCAATCTTTTGGTAAAGTTTTTCTGAGTTTACTTGTATTGATACTTTCACAGTTTACCCTCAACCAGTTCGTATTTAATGGAGTCATGCATTAAAAGAGTATCGCGAAGTGGCGAATTTTGGCCCTTCTTAGCAATAGTCGCTGGTGCGTTAGGTGGATCAGACCAAATCATAATAGAATATTGAATTTCAGTCTGCATACTTGCACCAACTAAACTAAGCGTATGTTCTAGCGTGTATCCCGCCTTGATACCCTTCTTAGTTAATTCCACCCAATTCTCTTTTTGCTCTCTAACCGTTGTACGCATAAACGCACGGCTAGGAATATTCTTCCAGCCATACTCGTTTTTATAAGCTACTGTAGCCACGTTAGTTCCATCTGGATATTTAGACCCAGCCATAACGCCAGCTTTGACGTATTGTTCATTGCTAGATACTAGCCTGTTTAAAGCTTGATCTAGCGAACCCGATCTTTTTACTGACATAAGATTCTCCTACTTTGATTAATTTTAGCACTATTAATCATTAATACGCATTAATGAATAAAATTCACTTTATTTAAATTTGATGAATAATTTCAAGTATGCATTTTTTGCATAATTGAGGTGTTTTTCATTTGGTATAATTTAATTGTTACTTACAACCAGTGTGAAACTAAGTAAATCGGTTATGTGGTCGGAACAACTATAACGGCAGCGCATAGCTTAAACAATCCTGTACTGTGAGGGTTAAGCAAACAGGAATCTGTAGGAATAGTCAGAAATGGCGTGGTGAGCAGAGCTTGGGGCAAGTTAAATTGTCGTATTCACCAACTAAAGCAAATTTAACAAAGGCTTTAGACTTTAATCGAAGGGTCGGCTCCAGTAGCATACTTTGATAAAGTTAATGTTCAAGATAGTTTTTTTTAAAAAGACTGTCTTAGGATGAATATTAACTTTTTCTCTCAGAATCTCACCAATAGCATATATCTATATAGTATTAGTTAATTTAAATAAGATTTAGGGGTAAATCATGGCTAAAAAACAAAAAAGTCCGAAATTGAATCTTGAAACTCGACAACTTCGCGACTTTGAGAATTGGTTAATAGACAAAGGCGCTGACATTGTCGCCATCAAGAATAAGGGCGAATCAATTCGTTTTATCTTTGATGGACGATGTGGGCTTATCTACAACACGATGCGCGCAAATCCGCTCGGAACTCAATTGGCTAAAGTCTTTCTGATAACCCAAAAATAACCCATTCGGTTTTGTTTCGCTTTAATTCCGCAGTACGTTTGCATAATAAAAACCCCGTCAATCGACAGGGTTTAAATGTGAAATCAATATTTTTGATATGGATTAACCATCCCAGCCTTCTGAGCCAATACCATAGCCATCTTTAAAGATGAGATCCTTATTCATAATTACCAACCAAAACCATGCTTATAAAAGAATTTTAAAAATTGATGTAATACAAATTCAGCAAGGTCTTCTTGATTTTCAGCATATTCAAGGCCTGTGAAGCACTTATCTTTTCTGGTTAATACAGCAATAGCAGAACCTTCCACTTGAATTTCAGCAAAAAAACAACCAGCTTTAACGGTGTGAATTTCTACGCTGCCAGAAATTTGTGAAGAAGTTTCAATTTCACATTCAGGAAACTCGCGCTTGAAATAGCCAATAACTTTATCAATATTCATAAATATACCTATTAATTAATAGTTACCCCACCCAAAAGGATAAGGCCATTTAGTGCGTTTAACTGGCATAGGGGCAGTAGCAGCAACCCACAATGCTGTGCGATATGGCGCAGTAAACGCATAGAATTTAGCCCCATAAGGCGTTTGTTTAAGCCACTGTTCTAAAGCACCGCTACCCATAGAGTAATCAGTGCTAATAGATACAGAACCTTCAGTAGCAGAACTAATACGACCAACTAAGCCACTGTTTCCGTCATTGATCCTATTTTGCAATTCTGCGTTATGAGCCGCTAAAAGATAAAACCACTTCTTGCGATCTTTTAAACTAAAACAAGATGTTTCAGTGTTATCGACAATAGTGTTTTCTACTTCCTCAAAGAAGTTTGTTAGCTGTTCATTAGTGAACTTTGCAAACTGCGGATAAGCAAGCTTAAACGCTTCAGGATCGAAACCGAAAACATTTGACATTATTTAGTCTCTTTAGTAACACCGCCGATTACAGCATCAGGATCAAGAGCTTCCATACCAGACTTAGTGCCTGCACGCTCTTCAGCTTCGGCTTTTGCTGAACTTGGTGATGGTTTAGCATGAATAAGGCCATTAGCAACTAATCGATGATCTTTATATTTGTTCAACCAAGCTTTCCAAAAATTCTCATCAACATCATCAGTCTGGCCAACACGTTCAAGCTTTGCCACTTGAATAATTGATCCAGTTTGAGTATTCCAACCATTGATATGTTTAATTACACCATCAACTTCCATTGTGATGCCGTTAGATGTTTTACACATTACTGTTACAGTTGCCATTTATAAAACCTCTTATAAGATTTACCTATCTTAGCGCAAAAAAAATGCCACCGCTAGAGTGACATTTTTTCAATTAAGCAATTACGCTGGAATATCGCTTGCCAATTGGCTTGCAATGAATACTGGATAATAAACAATCGAACCTAATGTAGATTGAGAGCGCTTCTGCAACCAGCCAGAAGTTTTAACCTCTACAGCATGGACGCGCAACTTATCAGGGAATGCCAATTCAACTGTTTTACGACCAAGATAAGAATCAAGAATCAATTGAATGTTTTCGCCTGCGGCAGTTGAATACTCAGGCACAGACTCAACTTTTAAATTAGGGAAGTTTTTAGCAATCAAGTCCCAAGCGTTTAAACCATACTGGTTAGTTGCGTGTAAATATGCTTCGAGCTGCGGCGGCAAAACAAGAGTCATCGCATCACGTGATTTAACCAAGCCTTTTGTTTGGCGAACCAATTGAGCAAATAAATTCTTAACCGCATCATATAACTGCTCAGCCGTAGCAGTAGCCCAGTTAATGCCTACAGAAGCAGGAAGCAAGCTAGGATCATTTAAAGTACCGTAGTTTTGTAAACCATCAATACCGTAAATGTAAGATAAGTTTTGGAACTTGTTTAGCGTAAGAATAGCGCCTTCAATTTCAGAACTTACCAAATCATAGCGAGCAGCGGCAGCCATCTCTTGTGCAATCTCACCAATTTTTACATGAGTTTGGTACGCAAACGGCTGACGATGCACCCAATTCACGTTTGAACCAGAAACACCATTGTCATTGAAGTCGCCATAAGCAGATGTTTCACCGTTTAACTCACGTACTGGAATTGCAACAGATGAAGTTGTACGGTCACCCTTCTTTGTTTCAGTGAAAATTTCAGCCATACGCATAGGCGCAACTAAAACATCAATGATACTTGGATCAACCCAAGTTGTTAAAAAGTTCGGGATACCTGCGTTGGGTGCTGTGATAGCAGTACCACCAACATAATCAGCATCCATCGCCATTTCAGCGCCGCCAATAGTAGCATCCAATGGAAAGTTTGTACCAAGCTTTTTATTTAGTAACGCAATGTCATTACGATTCATTCACGCTCTCCTTAGAATGCTGAAATTTTGATAAGTGAACCAACCGCCCCAGCAGATGCCACTTTGAATAATGGAACTTCAGTTGAACCTGCGATTGTTGCACCAGCCGCACCAGTAGAAATCTCACCAGTTACATCGTCAGCAAAAACAGATTGACCAACAGTAGCAATTGTTTTGGTTTTAACCCAGAAATCACCGCGATCAAATAATGTCACGCCATAACCCTTAGGAACCACCATTGATGCCTCTGCAAGCCAGTTATAGATAACACCAAAGTTACTACCACGACCAACAAAACCAATAGCTGTATTAGTTAAATCGCTAGGCTTAGCATTGTCTGCTTTATTTGTCGCATAAGAAACATAGGCAAAGCGACCAACAGTTACACCGTTATCACCTGCAACAATTTCACCTGAGCCAGCTAAGACGTTGTGCGTATTACTAACCGATGCAAAACCACCTTCAATACCAATAGGTGGGTTAAGATTTACATTATTTTGAAAACCCATGTTCAACTCCTTAGCCGAAACGTTTTAAAAGTTTGCTAGTTTCTTCCGATGCTTTACCTAATTTAGGGGCAGAATCCATAGCAATAGTGCCTTTTTGTGCTTTCACCAAAGCAGCTAGACCAGCAGTATTAATGCCTTTGGTATCCACACCTTTTTGATTGAGAGCATAAGCATAGACTTCATGATCTGAGCTAAAGCCATCAAGAGCAATAACACCGACTAAAGGTTCAACTTCGCGACCAGCTTTAAAGATGTTCATGATAGAGCCACGAACTTCTGCTGCATCCATCGCTTGTTTTTTATCTTCGTCACGGTCTTTTTCTTCACGTTTTTCGCGTGCTTTTAGACGCATAGCTTCAGATTCATTATCTTTGTCAGCTTGAGTTTGTTTGTCATCTTCAGAATCTTCAACGATTTCTACATCGCCCTCATCTTCTGCTTTTTTGTCGTCCTCGTCCTCGGCTTTCTTGTCATCTTCATCAAGAGCAAGCGAACCATGAACCGCCAAAATAACTTTTTTCAAATCTTCGGCAGAGTCCATACCTAACTGCTCGCGCAATTTGGCAAGGCTGCCCTTTTTTAAAACAACATTTTTAGCCATTAATTGACCCTCTATTGAATCTGCGATAATCGCGTCACTTCCAATCCTACCACGTTCAACGATAGCAACGTGATTACCATGAATATTCGTCATAATACCATCATAAGGCACACCATTAAAAGTGCCAGATTTCATGACAGCATCATAAGCATAACCAGCGCTTAATTCTCCTAATGCTTTGCTTTCGATATAGTCAATCCCTTCTTGGTCAAATACGCGCAATGATGACCAGACACGACCTTCGTCATCCATTGTTATGTCTGTGCCAATAGAACCGATAGTGGACTCTTTTTCTGGTTGAGATGCGTCAACAGGGATGTGGCGTTTAAGAAGCTGTAACCCTTTGAATGTGTCTAAAGATTTACGCAACTCTTCAGGATCGCGCAATAGCATATATTCTTTGTTTGGATCTAAGCCTAATTCCCTCCATCGTGGGATAGAATCGCCACGATAAGGATTTACTGCAGCTTTTGTGATAATGGTTTTATCAACAAGTAGGTGTCCGTTTTTGTCGTAACTACGAGCCGACTTATCCATTGCATGTTCTGGTTCTTTCTTTTCTTCTTCAAGCCATTGATCAAACAATTCTTCTAACTTATCAAAGTCAGTATCATTCGCCATTCCAGCTTCTTTATAAGCTATGGCAATCGCTTGATCTTTCGGTTTTCCTGAATCAATTAGCTCACGAATGTTCTTATGAATAACATCCTGTGAGCTACCTTTAATTAGAGGCATTTTTACTCACCTATATCAATTTTTCTTATTATGCAATAAAAAAGCCACCGATTAAAGTGGCTTTAATTTATGAGTTGGGCCGCCTTGAAATCTGGTTTTACACTTCCAGCCAAAGCGCCAATATATTTTTAACAAATCAGTATCAGTCCATGAATTGTTTATCCACCAATCCCATCTGTTTTTACTTTTCTTGAAAAAATAATCTTCATCGCACCAATTAAAATGATGAGTAGCCCCTTCAGGCGCATTCCTCTTAATCTCGTCAATGTTCATCCTCAATCCTCATCTTGTCGCAATGTATGCATAAATAAGCTTTGTAGATCCAGCAGTACTGATATTCGTGGTTGCATTCTTTGAGCGTGGTCATTGGTCACCCCTTACAACAGAAAGAATAAGAAAGATTATGCAAATCATTAAACAAATACCTGTGAATCCACTCTTAAAATTCGCAAAGATAATGGCACTGCAGATTGTTATGACGGATTGCAGTTGTTGTGTTTTATTCATCCTTCCCCCTTGAGCGCTTGCTCTCCCATCAATTCATACTTGTTTGCGTCACACCCAAAGCAATGTAGAAGTGCATAACCTTCTTTATCAGAAACTATTGCTTGCCATGGTTCCTTGCCACACTGTTCACACATGCCATTTACCATTGATGCAATTGATTTCCCTTTCCATGCACCTAATTCTTGCTCAAGGTCTTCCACCCGCTTTTGCAGCTCCTCCACTTTCGCTTGCATTGATTGCTGACCAGCCTCGTAGGCACCCTCCAAGCCAAGAGAATATGGAATTTTTCCGTTACTAGAACACCACTCAATAAATGTCATTGGTTTATCCATTATTCACCTCAACTCAGCCAACCAAGAAACGCTAGAAACGCAACCAACAATAGGAATGCTTGAAAATCTGTCATGATTGTTCCCCTATCGTTTTGCAGTTAGGCGAAATGTGGTTTTCTATGGGGAAGTCGTCTCCGATCAGCTCTAGAAAGTTCTCGTGAAGCACCTTTGCGAACTCAGGATGCAATTCTTGTAAACTCCCAACTGGCTCGGGCAGAGAAGGAATTTCACGCTCTACACCTGAACCTTTACAGTGGTGGCACGTATCTCCATCAAGAATATTGCCAACCTCACCACGTCCATTACAGGCAGTGCATTCTTTAAACTCACTCATGGCTGGCTCCCCACAAAACGATTAAAGAATCTACGAATTAGAAATGAACGGAGGTAAGAGGTAGCAAAAATTACCGCTTGCAATTGAACACTTTCAGACGCACTCAAACCAAAGCACTTTAAGATAATAAAGCCAATTAACAGCCCAACAATATTTTGTGTAAGCGTTTCCGCGTGGCTTTGTAGCCATGTTTGCTTGTTACTCATGGCTGACTCCTCACATAAACTGGCACTTGTTGAAAATCACACCGCACACTTGTTCGATCTGTTTCGTGACGTAGTTTTTGCTTCTCACAAATTGACTGAGTTGCATATTGAAGCTGGTATGTTGACTCGGTGGCACTACCAACCATCTGGTGCTGGGTCACAGTGAGAACCCATACGGTAATAAACTTAATCATCCCCGCCTCCGTATATTGATTCGTGGTCTTTGCTTTCGATGCCTAATGCATAAATTGCTTCATCATCCTTAATTGCTTGATCCAAACGCATCACGTCATCCCACTCCCAACATGGATGAGCGAAAACCTCTCCATGACCTAATTTGTGTTCCCACGCATGTTGATCTTTCTGGTGGTACAACTCATTAACAGCAGCTTCATAGCCCCCAAGTGATTCAATAAGGTCTGCTGACTCCACCAGACGCTTGAGGTCATCCAATAAGATCAACTCAATCGCATAGTCTTCTGACCATGAGTTGGTTTCATTGTGATAGTAAGCAGTAGCATTTGATCTTTTAAAAATGTAGTTACCTGTCAAAGTGCAATAGCCGAAAACTGGAAATGCTGGCGCACCCTCAACAACCTCTCTCGCCTTCTCAACACTGTACTCACGTATAAACTGTTCTGGGTTCATTTAATTCTCCATGCAATATTTGATTGCTTCTTCCAGCATTCTAAATTGAGCCAACACAACATAATCTTCATCCTCAACATACCAAATCGAACCATCTTGAGCTTCCTTAATAACAAGATTATTTAATTCTATTTGGTGTTCATCAAAAACCACTTCCGCTTTAATCATTTCAGCATTACCCCTACGATGCAATAAGCATTTGTTACTTTTCCAGCCTTTCCATAGCCTTTTAAGTTTGCTTGGCACTGTGCCATATTTGCTTGAGGTATTAATACTGATGCTGTATTAGCACTAGACCCACCAAACACCATAACCAAATAAACCACGTTGATCATCATCTCAAATACCTCTTATGTTGATATAAAAATTCTTTATATGAACAAGTAATAATTCAGGGTCTACAGGATAGTTTCCCGTCAACCAAATATACAGCAACCAATCAAAACACCTAAAATTCCAGTGATGCTAAACAACAGTAATGCCATAACATACGCCTTGCTATGATCATCCAATTTATCCCCAATCACTCATAATAACTTCCTTCTACTGAATAACTAAATCATACCACCCTTGAATATAATTCTCAATAGTAAATCTAAAATAGTTTAGACAAAATAAAACCACCGATTAGGGTGGTTCTATTGGCTTAACTAACACACTTTGCATTTTGCCTTATGCGCGAAAACCTTTTGTGTTTAAGGGCTAGTGATTGCACTTTCATTGATTCACTTCGCAAGACGTAATATCCCTTTCGGGTTTGTGCTTTCGTCTGAATTTAAACTTAGATGAAGTGAACTCATGGAATCGAACCAATAAACACCAAGTCCACGACCGATGCAAACCCTGACTTAATTCACTTCTCTAAGTTGCTCACTTTCGGGAGGTCAGATAGCTGCGTACTATCAATTTTAATTAACATCAATCGGGATTGCATGCCCCAAGCTATATACAATTAATTAAAATTATTAATCGGCAACGTGCGAATAGTTGCATACCTGACCTGTCTATCTGGTCTTATTGGCTTGTGTCGCCCACAGATTCGATCAATAATCAAATAATACCAAACCAAACTAAAAATACAAATCAGTTGTTTTGATATGGTTTATCAGGAATTTCTATAATAAGCTTTTTACGGCATCGGAATTAAAAATATTCAACAACAAGGTCGTCAGAAGAAATAGATTTTCTATCTAAACAAACTTTAATAGAATCCAATAAGCTTAGTCCAGATTTTTCTAATCTAGCTATTGTTGTTGCGCCAAGACCATGATGCTTTATAAAATCCATTTTTTTCATAGATATTCCGTTTAGTGTTATTTTGTATCTTGGTTTTTGTCTAGGATATTCAATAGCTTCCTCTAAAGACATTCCTTTTTTTAACCTATCCTTCAGCATAACCCTAGACATTCCAAACTTCTCACAAAGATGAGTCATGCACATAGTCTCGCCTTTATAAGTCAGCCAAACTGTTTCATCTCTATTTAGTGTCTGCTCCATAGGTGTAGCCCATCTACAGTTATCCTTAAAATAACCTTTTGAATTGTCAATTCTATCTATAGTTGTGTTGTATGGTCTATCACCCATATCTTTGTAAAATTCTTCAAAAGACTCAGCCCAAGAATCACATACTTTAATCCCTTTTCCGCCATACTGAGGGAACCTAGAGTCCATAAAGTTCATACATCTTGTTCGCATTGCTATCCATGATCTATAGGTGTAATTGTTTGTCATGCCATGCGTTTTCCCGTGCTTTCCAGCAGTTTTGCATCCACAACTGATTGAGCCGCCAGATATCAACATAGACCCTCTTAATATTTTTTCTTTTCCACATATGCATCTACACAGATACATTCTGTGCCCGTGTTTGTTTTTATTATAATCCCTATTTAATACAGTCCAATATCCAAAAACTTGACCCGTTAAATCTTTAGCCTTACCATTAATAGCCATGATATATCACCACTTAAATAAATCTTAGGAACATTTATTTTATAACAAAGTGGTGAATATATCAATCTAAATAGTCTCTGGAATGTCAATGATTAGGCACTTCCTGCATTTACACCCTATCTTACTTATGCTCGGTTTAATGTACTCACCATCAATTAAGCACCCTTTCTCTATATCATAAACTGTTCCATGCGCTTTAACATGACTGATACGCGGAACCTTGACCGCCGAGGAATGAAGCCATTTAGCCTTTGTTATTCCTAATTCTTTTGCTCTCGCATCTTCAAAAGCCTGATTCAACTTAGCTGTCTGATCCTTTGCAATATTCTTTGCCCTACGATCTTTTACTCCGTCAATTTCTTTGAGTTGCTTGATTAGTGATTCAACATCATAGCCATTCTTAACACTACGCCAAACAGCAGAACGAACTTTATCAAGATACTCATTACCGATTGACTTGATTAGAGCAACGTTTTCACCTAAAGCAATCTGCGCTTGATCTTCCATGTATTGCGTATGACGAAAATTAACAGTGAAACCACGCTTGCGGAGAATGCCTAACAAGCGCTTGTCGTAGTTGGTTTTAGCCTTGCTTACCAACTCTTGCGCCACTTGAGTGGATAGCTTATCTAAACGGTCTTGCCATCGACTAACCAAGCCATCAATAACATGTCCCATCCAGTCCAAAATGCCATCCATAGCTATTTCAGACCGCATAGGCTTAACTACGTCCTGAATTAAATCAGAACGCATTTCATCCATCATGCCTTGCATTTGCTCCCTGTACCATTTGGTCAGGGATGCATTAGGCGCTATTGATTCAAGGGTTATTTCCATTTACACACCAAGCATATGTGATACATAGCCAATGAAGAAGAAAAACAAATAAGAAATCATTAAAAACCAAAGTTTGCCAGAATCATTCATTCCCACCATCCTCATAAGGATCACGCTCAGGCGCATTACCCTCTAATTGATACCCACTATCTTTATCATCATTCAAGGCTTGGCGTGCTTCTTCATTGTCAATCACGCCATCTTGAATGTAAATCTGAGCAGTTTGTGCTTTCTTCAAGTTTACATCTGCTTGCTCATTGTCGTCCAATTGATAAAGCGGATTAAAGACAAACTTAATACTTTCATCAATATTTCCGAACAAGCTCAATTGCATACAGTCAAGGATAACCTTGATCTGCGGCAAGATATACGCTTCTTGCTGTGCTGATACACAATCGTAGAATACTCGGATCTCGCCATCAGAGGTATTGCCAAGACCAGCCGTTGGAGTTCCGAATATCTTCAATACTGGAATCTTAGAAGGGTAGGCAAGCATCTGTGTGAACTTGTCTAGCAATGTATCAAGCCCTGTTAGTGGTGTATTGATCTGGAAGATTTCCTCACCATCTTGACCCTTATCAATAGCAAGAACACCTTGATTATCTCGACCAAGCGCCAATGCTTTTAATCGCATCATTAACTGATTCGCACCACCTTCATCACCTGCCAAGATTGCAGACATATCAGTCTTAATACCAGTCAAACTAAACATAGTGATTAATTTAGCTACTGCATCCACAATGGATTGATGACGTTGAACATATGGCAACATCAATTGCGACATTGATATGCCATAGAAGTTATAGGCTGGTTTTAACATATCTGGAACTGGACGCATAACCAAAGTCAATAGTCGACTATGATGTACATTATTGCCCAACACCCACCATTGTTTTGGCTTAAAGAAATCAGGCTCTAATGCGTTATTTGCATTGTACAAGCTAGGAGTCGACCAAAGTGGCTCAATAACTGTAAATCCTTTTAACGCACCTTTCTTAATGCCTTTCTCGTTAATCAATAAAGGTAGATCGGTTTTATCCTCTTGACCTTCAATCTGAATATATAACTGAGAGCCACCATAGTAGTAATCGTTTTCGATGTGCTTACGGATAAGATTGCGAATATCTAGCTTGTTAAATTCTTCCATAAGAATGTCTACGCGCTTCTGGTCATCACCTTTGACCTCACCCCACTCACGCGTCATTTCTTGAGCGAATGTTTCAGCAACTAGGCGATATTCAGTAGACTGAGCCAATTGAGCTAATACTTGATAGCCCAAAAAGTTGCTATAAAATTGTGGCTCTAATCCTGCATATTGCGAAGCTGTACAAAAGCCATCCATTGCCATTGCACTATGACCTTCTGGAGCAACACCATCAGGCAAAGAAGGCGCTTTATACTGAATCGCCACGCCATCATTATGCGCCTGCATAGCATTTAATAAAGCGTTCCATTTCGGCTTTCGCTTTGGCGCTTCTTCTTTCTTTTTGAACCAATCAAACATGTTTTACCTTCCGAAAGCCGATTCAATATCGGCGATGTTAATCTTCATGCCCATGCCACGCTTCATGACTTTTTCAAGCGCATAGCGCAATGCATCGACGTAATGGTTATCTTTGTCAATGATAATAGGTAATACTTCATCTGTCAGCCTGTCTTTTTTGTATGAGTAATCACGGAACTCTTTTAGAGTTTCTTTGCATCGTGAATGAATATAGACTTTCTTAAAAGATTTGATGAACTCAATACCATCCTCAACAGAACCTTTACCCTTTTCTACAGGCGCAATTCTACGCAAGCCTTTTTTCTTTAAATGACTAATAGATTCAGGACGAGCGCTATCCGCATAAACGGCATATTTTTTAATATCTGGTATTTTCTTCTCTAAAAACTCAACAGTATCGTCTAGCTCAAGACCAACTTTCCCGCCTTCGTGTTCAATCCACAAACAATCATCATGAATCCACACTTTGACACATGCCGTTGGATCTTGAGCAAAACCAAAGTCCAATCCGATGTAAGGACCATGCCATTTTTGAGGATCTGGCGTAAAATCTTTCTTCTCGTATTTGCCCTTAAAGATTTGCGCTTCCGACATTTCAAGATAAGCACCTTCCCATATCCATCGGTAAGTTACATCATCAAGATTTGCTTGATCTCGTCTACGCTCTAAGTCAAGAACATGAGGGAACCACGGATTATCAGAATAGTTCATCTCAGCGCCAATGCCGATTAAAACACCTTCATCATCAAATATTTCTTCATGTCTAAACCTTGTAGATGTTGGGCTATCTCGTCTTTCAGGGTTCCACGTTACCCATACTTCAGAATAAACAATCTTGCCATTAGGCAAAACAATTTCTTCACGCACAGTAGGCAATAGCTTGCGCCACGCCATTTCACTGACCGTTTCAGCCTCATCCACCCAACTAAGCAAAATACGTGCTTTAGACTTGATGCTATCTAAGTTATGACGCAAACCACAAAATGAGTAAGTTACGCGCTTATTCTTGGTTCTTATGTAGTTTTTACCCATCTCATAATAATTATTTAGAAATGGCTCTTCACGAATAGCTTGCTTAATTTCCTCCATAGAAGAATCTGCAAGCGTATTCATAAACTCACGACCACAAAGCAAAGTTCCACTTACACCCATTTCAGCAAACATATAGCCTTTAACGGCTGTCATCTTTGCAAACGAGCGTGTCTTACCTGAACCCCTTCCTCCCCAGCTTTGACGGTATCGCACATCCTGAGCAGAAAAGACAGGTACAAGTTTTGGTGGCAGCTTAATCTGTACTTTCGACATTATGGGCAACTAATTCAATTACGGTAGGTTTTGAATTCAAACTTTCACCATTTGTGGTTACATCAATAATCTGCTTATCAAGACCAAGTAATTTAGCCTTACCCATTGTGGCAGCAACAGCGGCAGCAGATTGAATGCGCTCACCAGTCAAAGCGGCTTGCCTAGCCTCCTCTAACTCAAGCAATAAGGTGTCTACAGTGATATTATGGCGCTTCTTATGCTCCTTACGGATCTGCTCAAGCCTTGTTGCAATCTTGTTGTTATCAAGCAAAGCGCTAGCATTCCTATGAACCGTATTCTCATTCATAGAATCGGCATCATAAGATTGACGATACGCCTCACTAGCATTCCCAAGCTCAATATATAATTGACAAAAATTCTCTTGCTTGGGCGTTAAATTTAAATCAGCCATATTTAAAAAGCCCTAAATTAAAATAAGTTAGCCTCCCAAAATAATACCACAAAAAGAAAAACCGCGTTAAAGCGGTTTAAGAGTGTCGTGCTCTAATAGTTTTGTTGCAAACCATTCCTGTGAATATGGATTCCACATATGAAAGATAAAATGCAACACACAAAAATAATCACCGTTTTGGTTATAATGCGTCGCCCCGTCTGGAGCATTGGTTCTGATTTCTTTAATGGTCATTTTACTATTACCCATGGCGATGCATCGTTGTAAGGATCTGAAATATTTAGATACTCATTTTCTGTATCGTCAAGTCTGATCGATATATTTTCATCTGCTTCATGTTTGTAATAATCCTCATGACCAGCAACATTTTTACCATTTAGTGCATATTGACAATCATTATTACCAAGCAGCATACCGCCAGCTTTCTCAAAGTCTTTAAGTGCTTTCTTCATGCGATTAAAAGCTTTCTGCTGCTCTGGTGTTAGTTTTAGTTTTTCAATCATTTCATCATGCGTCATTACTACATCTCACTATTGGTTTAACTTTAATGCTCATTTATCAAATCCTCAATCAATAGCGTTGCAACAAACAAACAAATCAAATTAACAACACCAGTCCATAACCCACTTGAATAATTATGCAGAATGGCAATTTTAAAAATAGCAATTAAAAACCAGAATAAACACCATAGCCAATACACACCAATACATATTGATAATCGGATTCTATTTTTATACCCCTTCTCACTATAAACAATATAAGAATCGTATTTACCATCAATTTTCACACCCAACCTCCAACTCTTAATATCGACAACAACAAAGCTAAAATTATAAACCCCATCAATAGTGAGCCATGCCAACTATCCGACTTCCACCCTGCTATAACAGCAAATAGCAAGACGCATAAAAAGACAATCATCTACTCACCCTCTTCAAGATACCACCCAACCCCGAGCGACTAATCCCAAGCATCTTAGCTGCCTCAGTTTGATTGCCTCGTGTCTTAATCAAGACCCTTTCTAATATAGCTTTTTCAAAACGGCTTCTAATTTTATAAAAGCTTCCACCTTTGGCTATAGCTTCGTCAATTTCTTGATCTATGGATGTTTTTGTCATTTCACCCCTCCTTACTTTCCGCTTTAACTTCTTTCAGTGATTCAATTGGCTTAATCCAACTTAAAATGTGTGGCTTAGTTATTTCATCCTGACCGTGGAACCAGTAAAACTTCTTTTCTTTTTCAAGAACAAAATAAGGCTCACCAGATCCATTTGGCACAAGAAAATAATGGGTAGCGCCTTTGGGTGCTGATTCAAGTATTTCTAAATCACTCATACCTCAGCTCCCGATTCAACAACATGCTGCCTTCCTCTGGATATTCGGTCATCCAAAAGTAATAGCCTTTGCCACTGTGCCCATCTTCAAAAAATTTAATAGTTAGTTCAGTTTCAAGTTGATCTAAATCATTTTCACCATCTGGATTTACAAATTCGAGAAGGCTTTTTAATTGGTGACCATTAAGAGTTATGCTCATTGTTCAGCTCCCGATTCGCTTGCTTCTTCAACTTCATACCAATTGACAAAGGCAAACCCTGAATCACATTCTATTTCACCCTTGTGATTGCAATTAGGACACTGAACCTTGTCCCCATTCCACAAGTAGCACCCAATGCCACGTTCAGTTGTTATTTCTGCATAGTCGCCAAAACCACAATTAGAGCAGGCATCAAGCCAAGTAATTTTAAGAGTTTTCATTTTGATCACCTGCTGCTTCAACCATTGCCTTATATCCAGTTTTACTCAGCGTCGACATCGGCGCGACTGAATATCGTTCGTATGCTTGGAACATCTTTTCCGATGGAACCTTAGGCATTAGTACATAACCCTCTGGCACCGCCTGAGCTTTGGCTTTTTCTAGCTCTGCCTTAAGTTCCTTTATTTGTGCTTTTAAGAGATGTTTCTCCCAATAATTTTGGATCTCATCATTAATATAAAAACCATTAGCATCACGTTCGATTAAGTGGTCTGCTAAATCACTCTCAAACTCACTTCTTAACTTATTCAAATCTGTCATTCCAAAACCCCCTCTACACCTTTCAAAAACATCATCACATCACCCATTGTTAAATTACCTTCCTTATGCAAAGCTTTTAACGTCTTGATGTGTCCCGTAATATCATCAATCTTTTGTTGCTGGTGATTGTAAATTTTCTCGCATTGCTTATATGCGCTTATATCAAATCTCTCACCCAAGCAAACCTTTCGATAGATTGCATTAAACTCACTCATCATTCTATTTCCCAATATTCGTGCTTTGATTCATCAAATTCAAAGCTGTGGTATTCAAACAAATCATGAAGCTCTTGTTCATAATTATCGCAATTGATGTTTTCATAATCTTCTAGCTTGATACAAAGCTCATTCCAACGATCACGAAAATCACCACCATCCAAGACCTTAACCAATTCACTCACAATCCACCTCCTTCCAGCATTTACGGCAAACTTTATAAGTCTCGCCAGTTAAATTACTTTCCTCATACTCCCATTCATGTCGGCAGAATAGGCGCTTTAGAAATTTATAGATCATAATCTTTACCAATATTGTATTATTCAATGCCAAGACCAAGGTATATAGCATCTAAATCTTCAAGTACCTTATAAAAAGTGCTTGCATCTAATCTATTATTCCAACTACCATCAGTTGAAATGCTTGCCTGATATATTTTATCATTGCTATCGTTATTCCAATCCTTATAGACATCGATCTCTACAAGATTACAATGAGCCGAATAATTGCAAAAAGCATCAATATTTTTATCAAACTTAAGCTCTCCACATTTTTTCATAATAAGACCTAGCAAATGCGCTTTTGACTTCATAACTTACCCCTTAACCAATTAAATACGATCATTCCAGCGTGATATACAATCAACACTGACCCTCTAAGCAAATCTGTTATTGCGTACCTTAATACCCTTAGATTTACCCTTAACTCTTTTTGGTGATCCATTTTTCAATACCTTGTATTTACGCACCACAATTAATGGAAATAAAACCACACTCAAGATTAAAGATAAAACACCAGCCAAAGCCAAAACCACATGAGCTACATACAAAAATAACTCGGCAAACAATTTCGGTGAACACTTAAACATCTTAGCTACATCAACAATTGCCAACCATAAAGCTTTAACTAGAATCATCTCTTTATCCTTAAACCGTTTTTACAACATTAAAAGTAAATTCAATTTCCTCAACATCTCCAAAATCAACTATCGCATTTGGAAATAGTTTTTCTAAAAAATCCATTGTATTTACAAGATATTCAGTCGGAGATAAGTAATCAGATCTTTTAGATTCTGGAACTGTCAATTTAATTACCATACCATTATTTGCACAGCCATTATCTTTCGCCAATTCATATTTATCCTCATACTCTTTACATAAATCCGACCATTCACTAAAACTAATAATACGCATTGCATCTCTCCTCTTTATATTCTCAATAGTAAATTATATTTATAATTAATGCAAGAA